GTTGCTGTTTTGTATTGTAGTCATATATTTTATTTTCTCGATCTAGTTTTAGGTTTAATTACAACTTCTTCGATAGGCTCAACAGGTGGGTTAATTGTAACCTCAACAACTGTTGGCTTATATGGATCATGGCCAGATTTTAGACATTGAGCAATAGCATCATCAACAGATAATGCTGTGAACTCTTTGCCATTTGCAAATTTGACCACGATCATATAAATCGCCTATTAGCTGTTGTTTGACCAGCCGTACTGATTACCACGAGGATGTACTGTAAATACACATTTAGCTTCAGCACCTGGTTGAGCATCAATCTTGAACTCAGACACACGACCATTAAACGCATAAGCTACAGTATTTGCACCAGCAACCGCGGCCACAACAAAAGTACGATCAATAACGCCAGATTCAGAATCAGCACGCATTAACAACAAGCCAGCATCGCTAGGATTCCAAGCGGCTGTGATTGTTAAAGAAGTAGGTGCAGATTGAGTAGGAATCTTGTCGCTTTGACGAGAACCAGCTACTGAATAGTTTGCAACTGCATCATCTTGGCCAAAAGCTGGTACAGCTTCTACATTTAACTGTTCGCCTGATGTACCTGTGCCGTTAGCTGTTGTGCCAACAATGTCTTCAACTTGATCAGCCCAAACAGATAAATTTGTTGTGCTTAATGCTGATGGAGTTGCGCCAGTTTGACACCACAATGAAGCCGAAAACCCTGGTAAAACTTTATTTGGTAATGACATTTTAAATTTCCTTAAAAAAATTGATTAAACATTATCTTATGCTGGAATATCTAATTGACAGTCCAAAATAATATGTTGCATACCTGTTGTGTCATCATAAGTATTATACAACCAATTTACATCAGCTTTTGAGATATAAAACCCTGATACACCACCAAATTGCCCTGAGTATCCATGCAACGCCTGTAATATGGTATTGCCAATATTAAAGCCATCTTCAAACTTTTGAGTGAAGATAGAAATCTGAAAAATAGGCCTATCAATGCCTTTTACAGATTGCGTAGTGCCTGTATAAACAGGCTGATGGATATTTCTAATATGCCAAGTAATAAACTTAGGCTCAGTAGCAAAATTGCGGTTAAAGTTAGCATAAACAGGCACCGGTGTAACGATGCTTGCTAATTGATACTGTATAGCCTTAGCGTAATCTGACGGATTAAGTTGTGTTGTCATACTGGCACCACAGGATCATTTCTATAACAACTAAAGATTACATTCATGCGGTCATCGGTTTCTTGCACATTAGTAATTCGCCAATTTTGACCTCTATATGTAACAGAGTATAGATTTTGATTATTAAAAATCTGCTTCATGTTAGGCGTATAGTTAAATACAAGATCTAGCAAATCGCTATAAATGCGAGTATCGCCTGTAATTCCTAAACTATTTCTAGGTGTTCTAACTCTTGCTCTAGTTGTAAACCATTTGGTTATAGTTGTAGTTTGCTCACCATAAGCACTTACGCCATTGGTAACATGATTAATATCAACATTCTCATAACGAGCAATAGCCATTACATCACCAATGGTTTATATGGTCTTAACAAAGCAGATACACCAAACGGGATCTCATTTAGAGAGCCTGATACTGTATTGCTACGATTATTGTACAAGTGAGTGAGCATTAACAAACCAGCTTGTTTGATTACAGGATACTGAGCTAATGGATTAGCAGAAGTAGTATATGTAATAACAATAGGGTTAGTTATTTGAGTTGAAAGATTGCTAGGCAATGAGTTTAAAATAACTTGATTGCCCGTAGGATCGTATTGGTAAGTTGTTTTATCAACTAAAGTAAAAACAGAAGGGATATTGCCATCCCAAAAACCAACTGAGTTGATTGTTACCCCACCTGCGCCTTGAGTAATCTCAGGCAGATCAAATCCAATTGCAGTACCTGTAATGGCCGGGTTAGCGTAATACACTTTGTACTGAATTGGGAAAATTGACATACCAAGATAGTCCTCAATAGCCATTCTAGTGGCTACTTCTAGACCGCTTAGATAACTGTCTTGGCTCTCATCATCTACAAGATTTAACTGTTGAGTTATTTCTTCTAGAGTGAGCCAAGCAGTCATTATATCTCTGCTTACCTGTTCAACCTTTTCGTAATTGAAAGGGTTGCGGTTTTGCGAGAGATTAGCACCGATTGATAAGTAATCTGTTGCCATTGTTTACCTTATTAGGCTGGGCCAACTAATCTTACACCGCCAAAAACATCACGAATTGTTGAAACTACACGCTTCTCTGCGTAGAAAGTTACAAAACCTGGTGCCACTTGATCCAATCTTTGAATACTCATTGATTCACGATCAGCAATAGTAAAAAATCTTTCCCATTCAGCTAAGTAAACAGGATACTTGCCTGCGCCTGTAACATCCATATATGGGTTAGGGATAACTTTATGGCCAAAGATGTAAACAACAGCACCACCATCTTCTTCACCAGATTCAATGAAGTTAATAACATTAGATGTTGCGGCCTTAAGTTTACGCAATGCCTGGATTGTGCTTGGATGCATCATCCACGCAGTTGTTGGCTTGAACAAGTATTGAGCAGGTAAAGCGCCCATCAAGTTAGCCAAATCATCATAAGTAACAGCAGTATTAGCGGCCTGTTCTACTTGCAAAACTGTATGACGGCCGTTAGTAATTGCAGAACCATTTGTGCCAAATGCCGCGGCTGATGTAGAACCAGGATAGCTATTTAAACCACGCAAACCTGATGTTGCACCATAGTTTACAGTTGTTGAGCCAGATTGGTCATTGTTAAACATCATAGATAAAGCTTCTTGCTGACTAAACTCTAGGGCTAAGTCCATTGCAATAGTTTCATCTAAGTAAGTAACATCAGACAAAACAGCAGTACGAACAGGTACTGAAGCATTTACTACACGAACAGGCAATTGCCAAAATGAAGTTGAGTAATCGCCCACATTGTCCTTAACTGAATAACCCCATGGATTATTAGAGCCAGATTGAATCAATGTTGCATTACCTTTTTTAACTACAAACGCCTCATCAGAGCCGATTGTTTGAATAATTCTTGAACCTTGTCGTAAAGGGTTCGCATAACGAAGGGCCGCAAAAGCATCATCGTAAATTACACGACCACCAACACCGCTACCTGAACCAGTTAGTGCTGATGCTTCTTGTAAGTTTACAGTTGCTTTGCCTTTTACCGCGGCTTCTTTAACTGCTTCTAGGATTGGATTGGTTTTCATGTGTTTTTCCATAAATTAAGAAAAAGGCGGGGAGCTTTTGCCCCCCTACCTTAATTAAGCGCCTGTTGCTGTTGAACGATAGCGGATGATCGCAAATGGATCCTGAACGCTGGTTGCCAAACGCTTTTCCCCGAAGAAATTGATAAAACCTGGTTGGGTTTGGTCATATCTACGAAGAATCATGTTTAGACGATCAACGATTGTGAAGCCACGAGTCCAATCACCGAAATACATTGGGTACAAGCTAGTTGTGCCAGCTGAACCACCTGCGGCTGTTGGAACATCCAAATACTTGTTCACAACTACATCAAAGCCTAACAATGTGCCAACGATACCGTCATCACGAGATAGACCATCGATATAGATTGGACGACCATTGTCATCTGTCAAACCACGAATTGCGGCCAACATCAATGGGCCAACTACAAACTTAGCTGTAGGTGTCCAATATTGTTGTGGCAATGCATAGATGAAGTTCACAACATCAGCGTAAGTTACATTGTTTGCTGAACCGTTGCCGTTAGTTGTAAGCTGGTCATAAGTAGCAATGTCATGCAAACCAGATGTAGAACCTGTACCGCTTGAGCCGTAGGCCGCTGTAGAAGTTGTACCACCAGCGTAAGATGCATTTGCGCCTGGATATTGATTTAGACCACGCAAACCATTAGAACCACCGTATGGCAATGATGTTAAACCTTGGTCGTTGTTTTGGATCATAGATAGAGCTTCGGCTTGGCTGAATTCCATCAACATATCGCTAACTACATTTGATTCCAAACCATCAATGTCATCAAGTGCGGCTGTACGAATTGGGAATTGCACATTCAAATCTTGCAAAGTTAATTGCCAGATTGTTGTCGCTTCAGTTGTTGCTGAACCGTTGTTTTGAATTGCATACCCCCAAGCGGCACCGGCGTTACCTGTTTTGGCACGGAATTGATATGTAGAACCTTCTGTTGAAACTGTACGAGCTACACCACGCATTGGGTTAGCCAAACGCAAAGCAACGAATACAGGATCGTATGCAGTTTTACCACCAACGCCTGCGCCAGAGCCTGTCAAAGCAGAAGCTTCAGCCATGTATGCTGAATATTGACCTTCGTCAGCAAACATCTTTAGTTCTTTTTCAACTTTACCGCCTGATTGAACGAACTCTTTTAGTTGCTCTTTAGCTACACGATTAACTTCTTCAGAGATTGACTTGTAAGTTTTGATTGTAGAAGGAGCTTGTACAGAAGCAATTTTAGCTTCTAGAGCGGCCATTTTTTCTTCTACAGATAAAACTTTTTCTTCAACCAATTTAGCTGTTTCAGCTTTTACTTCTTCAATCTTAGCCACTTGACTAGCTTCGATTGCATCTAGTTTTTCAATAATCTTTTCAGACATGATTTATTCCTTATTTAATACGATTAGATAATGCCTTTAACAATTCTCTTTCTTCAAGAGCTTTAAGAATTGTCTCGGCTTCGGTCACATCCACATCAGAATCTCTCTGAGATGTCGCATTTTCAAGATCTGTTTTTACAGCCTCTCGCTGTTCCAACAATTTCTTGAATACAGATGCGGCTGTGACCGCATTCTGTTTAGAAACCCCTGACTCTCTCAAGGATTGCTCTAATACTCTCAAGTTTAAATGTCCTTCTGCATCGAAGCACTCTAATTTCATTACTTCGGCCGCAGGATTGTTAGGATACATAACTACGCTAACTTCACGCAATCCACCTTTAGTTATTTGAAAATAAGCATCTTCATCTTGACTAGGGTTGCCATCAGCATCAACCATCATTGCTTCGTCTGCGTAAGCGCCAACTGAAACACCGCCAAACATCTTAGGCGCATTTTTTAGCACTTCATATAGATCAGAGCCAGCAACTGTATTCATGTATAGTTTGCCTGATGCAGTCATACCATCTTCGTCAAATGTAAATTCATCCCATTGACCGACTGGCATACCCATATCGTTATGATTTAAGAACATTGGAAGCGGTTTGCCTGCTTTAGAAAATTCATCAGCCCATTGTGCAAAGCCTTCTGGCTGATAATTGAATCTGCGACCATCAGCGCCTTCTCTTGCACCCCATGTAGTTACACGAGCTTCAATCTTTCCGCTTGGTGCTTGGCTTTCGTCTGCTGATTGTCCTAGGCTTACTTTTGCTTCGCAAATCAGATTTATCTGTTTCATTGATTACCCCATTTTTAATAGCTTGGTTATCATCTGTTATCTTGTGGGTATCAACTACAATATTTTTTTGTAGTTTAACACTATTTTTTTTTATTTGTTTACATAATCTTTCTAATGCTGTATATATGCAGTTCATTATTTGCCTATATTCATTTTGCGAGTTTGATTACCACCGCCACCGCCTGTATCTTGCTTTGAGCTTCCAGGAATAGGATCAGTAGCTTTTGCATCAGACTTTAACTCATCTGCGCCATCAATTTTAGCCATATTCATATATTCACGAGCTTCGTTAGGCGTCATAATGCCATTTGAAACTGCGGCCGTAACAAAATTCATTTGATCTAATGGGGCACCTTTTAAAAAGTCTTTAGTATCAAATCGAATATGTAAATTAGGATAGCCTTTTAACAATGATTGCTTGAACTTTTGCTCAATGTTGATAATCATTGGATACATTGTTGTTTTGCCAAATTCATCTAGCATTGTTTGAGTATTATTAAATTTGCCTTCAGAAATGCCAACCATTTGCGGTGGCACTCCAAATAAAGCACAAATTCTTCTCATTGTTTGAAGCTTTAATTCTCTAGCATCTGCATCTTGCAATGTCAGCATATTAACTGGTGTATAAGTCATGCCTTGATCTAGCAACATACCTTGACCAGCTTTTGACAAGTCGGTACTTCTGCCCCCTGTCATGGCATTCCAAGTTTCCTTTAATCTCTGAGCAACTTCTTTATATTTTGCATCAGGGATTACTTGAGTTGTGCTGAAAATACCAGATGGTTTTGCGCCATTTTGCATTACAAAGTTTGCATATAAATCAATATCTTGATCAAGAGCAACTAATTCTGTAGCTAAAATACCTTTGTTAAAACCACCTGCACCTTGCCAAGATTGATCCATAATATGGATTACTTGATGAGCATCTAATGGCTCATTTTCGTTAAAGCCGTAGCTAGATGTAGACAATCTGTAGCTAGGGTAACGAGTAGGTGTTAATTGAGCAGTTATTAGAGTTGAATCTAAGTTATACATCTCAATCGGGCTTTGCATTGGGTTTGTTTGATTTTCTCTCCACAAAACCGTAAATGTTTCACCTGTTAAATCAAGCCATTGGCTCAACTGATAGAAAAACTCATAAGAACTTTGAAAGTTGTTAGGGTCATTAAGAAGATTGTTAATCTGACGAGCTTTGTCTTTATCACGCTTGCCCACTTTGTCAGATTTCAATGCATCAACAAATGTGCCATCGTCTGTTTTGTACATTACGCATTTAGGCAATTGAGCAAGAGTTCTAGCTTTTACGCCTACGCATGACATAACGGTGCTATTTCTGCTTAATACGCTAACATCAACAGTACGGCCAGCAACTGTAGTTGATGATGTAGTTACATAAAGTAACTGATTATTACCAACAAATTTGCCTTTATTGCCTTGTAAAACGACCTGATTACCTAATGCCGTTTGACCAAATAATGTATTAGATTCGTTACTAGAATCATTTTTTCTCTTAAAAATATCTAATATTCCCATTATTTGCTCCCGTTTTTTAATTATTATATAACAGAATAGTTAGAAAGCTCTAAAGCCAAATGAATTGCTTACAAAAGGATTGTCTAAACTGCAATGTGAAGCAATAATTAAAGCAACAATACCATCAACTTTTGCTGATTTATCTGCTTCATTCTTTCTCACTTTAATGTTGCCATTCACATCTGTATACACTTCGCAGTTGCCTAATTGCCAGCCTAAAAATGGATTGCCATCATGTTTAATTCTGTGTTGCAGAATCATTTTCTCAACATACTTCGATGGATTAGATAAGACCGCCATGCCCTGACCAACTTTTTTAACAGGAATACCTGCATCGTAAAGTCTAGCCACAAGATTGCCAGCATTGTACGCATCATAACCAACTTCTTTAACATTCCATCTCTCGCTTTCTTGTCTTATGTAATTAAATATCTCCATGTCATCCATGACATTACCCTGAGTTAGCTTCATTATGCCAGAGTTAATCGCTATTCTGAAAATATCTTGATAATGCTTAGGCACTAATGCAAAGCCTTCTTCAGGCAAAAAGAATTTCCAATGTGCTTCATAATCTTCTTCGCCATATCGCTTTAGCGTACAAACAGCATTTAAATCTCGAGTGCTTGCTAAGTCAAAGCCAATAAATACTGCTTCAGGTTCTTCTTGTCTATGCTCTTTAATAATGCAATCCGCAGAATCCCAATGTGATCTATCCACCCATGCTGTATTTGCAGACACATAGACATTTAATGTCTTACATAAGAACTCATTAAGAGTAGCTGGTTTATGTTTTGCTTCTTCGCATCGCTGTTGTATAGCTTCTTTAAATACGCTGATGCCTTGCATGGGATTAGCTTTAGTCCAAGTATCAGGATTGCGCCAGTCATCTTGCGGATCAATAGAGTACAGCAAGCCAAACCACTTAGGGTTATCAGTAGCCTCGCCATTCAGCATTGATTCAAACATCTGTAAATCTTCGTAAAACTTAGTATCTTTTGTAAAGCTGGCCGTGGTAATGTAAATCCTTAGGCCATTTTGCCTTGCAACCATACCTGAGTGCAAAACTTCAATAGAGTTTCGATCTGTAATAGCGGCCGCTTCGTCTACGATGCAACAGCTAGGATTCTTACCATCGCCTGTTTTCTTAGTATCTCTACTTAGAGCTTTAAACATTGACTGACTATCGCCAACTTTTTTGATCTCATATTTGCTCACATTGAACCAATTTTGAATATCTTGAGGCGCAGATTCGATAAAGCCTTTGGCCGCATCAAACACGATAGAAGCTTGCTCTCTGTTTGTCGCTAATGTGAATACTTCAGCACCAGCTTCGCCAAAGATTAGTTCGTATAAGCCTATCGCAGAAGTTAAAGTTGATTTACCAGCCTTTCGTGGGATGTATATAATTACATCTGAGACCATTCGTTTTAAGGGGTCTTTTTTGCTCCGAAATCCGTAAATAGCACAAATTAAAAAAATCTGCCAAGGCTGTAATACGATTGGCGTACCAGCATCAGGGCCTTTTGTGTGCTTTAGCTCAGAGATGAAATCTAGAAAATGCTGAGGGTAATCAGGGTCAAAAAACCATTCCCATTCTTTATTTTCTAGCTGATTTAAAAATCGTTGGCAGGCAAGCTGTATATTTCTGCAAACTTCGATCTCGCCTTTATTAACTTGGACAGCGTAAAGTACGCCATCTTGCCAATCCATCATCCCTTAGGCCCTCTCATTAACTTTTGTGATGTGCTGTTGTCTAGTGTTTTGATTTTAGCCAAACGACCTTTAGGCGTCAAACCAAGTTCATTCATTAATGCGATGATTGATTTCAAACATTCTTTACGAATTGCAAAATTAGGATTAGGCCCCATTGTTTTGCCACCATTGTATTCAATGATTAATGGCTCAACAGCTAGTGCTTTGTTGCATAGAACATAAGTATCAATCTGATCAGCAAGCATAGCTAATGTATGCCTATCTTGTGCAGATCCTATCCCGTAGACTTGAAATAAAAATTCTGAGGTTTCTTCAATGAACTTTGATTTATTCCAATTGTCGGTATTTGCTACCCATTCTGCTTCAGGGATTCTCTCTTTGATGGATTCGGGCAAAGTCTGAGTTTCAACTCTTTGCTTAGTTCCATTAATTATGTGAAGTTCTGGTGGGAGTTTGTTATGTGCTTTCATTTTCAAAAAAACTTTCTTTTATTTTTACAATTCATGTTGTTAATTTACAACACTACCCCCCTTTC